GCAATTCCAGCACACCGATAACGCAGATGAAGCCTTGCAATGGATGTGGTCTGGGGGTTTTTCAGGGGCGACTAGTTACTTCAATAGTTCGCGAATTCTAAGGTAGCGCCCCCTCTACTGCATCGGCGCATCCCCTACAGCATCTGTGGGAATTTCCTGATAGCTGACCTGATACGGCTCGCGTAATTTGCATCGTGGATGTCAGGTCATCTCGCGCTGCCAGGACGGTAGCGACTGGATCGCAAGGAGCTACGCGCCGACACCTTTCAAGCCGCCGGGACCTTCCGGCGGCTTTTTTTTGCGCACGATCTGAACTGCTTTTTTTAGCTGCTAAACGTCGACCAGCCGCTGCCGATAACGCTCTCTTTTGCGAGGACCAGCTGTCCTATCTGGACGTTGATCACGATTTCTTTTTTTTGCGGCCGCCCACGTTGATCTGCATGTATCTCTGATCGATCGCGCCTGTCGTATTAAGCATTTGAGATACGTGGCTGTCGTCGTTGAACGTCACGACTGGCGCAACGCTTTCAGCAGAACCGCGTGCCGATCCAAGATTGGACAGCATCGCAGTGCGCACCTCATGCGAAGCAGCGCGGAACGCAGCCACCAACGTGGCCTCGGACGGGTCCAATTCCACCCGCTGTTCCAGAAGCACATACATGATGTCTACGCCGCGAGCATGCGCGGCCAATAGGTAGGCTCCACCCGGCATGTTCTGGTCTTTCTCGAAGTACAGCTGCGCCCACTTCGAGATGCCACATGAGTCCGCCATCTCCTGCTGCGTCAAGCGCAGGCGTTTGCGTTCTTCCTTCAGGCGTTTCCCTACAGTCACTCAGGTTTTTCCTCATATTGACAAAATTGGTGTTAACACCAACAATTTCCAAAACCGCAGACGACCGCAACCGATGCCCCGCAACGTGCAAGCTCAGCAGCAGTTCCATCCCCGAAGCCCAGCAGAGGCGCGGGAATGGTTGGTGTCCAACGGCATCACGGTCTCCGGATTCGCCCGGCAACTTGGGGTGAATCGCACGGTTATCGACGACCTACTCCGTGGACGCTCGCAAGGCAAATACGGCGACGCGCACACCGCTGCAGTCGCTCTTGGCCTCAAAGCACCACCAGATTATGCCGCAAAAGTCCAAACTTCCAAGCGCTCTAGGGGGTGAGCATGTTCGGTCGGAAAAAGATCGTTTTTCGTTGCGAGGCATGCAGTGCAAGGCTCATCAAACGCACCAGCGTTCTCGCACATAAGTTCCTGCGGCATGACTCCTATGTCTGCGAGAACCCCATGTGTGGAGCGACGTATACAGGCCATTCGGAGTTGACCGGCATTGCCAGCCCCAGCGGCGTGCCCACCTCACACAGCGAGCTTCCACCCACACCGGCATATCAGCGCGCCCAAGCGCTGCAGGCCTACCGCGAGTCGCTCGGCGACCGTCAGCTGGATCTACTCCCCGTCGGCGGCGAGCCGTTCTTCCCTCACCTCTGAGGCACCCCTAATGCAAAAGACCCTTGATTGGGCGGCATTGCCGCCCACGGCGAAGCTTTGCCTGGACGTTGCGCGCATTCACAACGGGCTGGTGAAGACCGAGCACGGCTACATCGGCCGCACTGCCGCACCTGAGACAGATCAGCGCTTCGGCGCGGTTGTGGTTGCCGCGCTCATGCGTGATGGGCTTGCCACCTCTGACGCCTTCGATGAGCGCCTGGTCGTGCTGACCGATGCCGCCACCGCTTTGTTCCTTTTCCAACGCAAAAACACCGAGGTCGGTTCGTGAGGAATGCCAACAGCTGGTTCACCGCACAGGAGCCGCGATTCGTCGATTCGGCCAACCATGTGCCGCAGCGCGTCGCGCCGCACGCCAAGCACGAAGAGGCACGCCTGCTCGCTGCCGCTGTTGACGCACACCGCCGTGCCGGCGGTGCTTACGTAGTGATCGACACCGCCCCATCTGCGCACGCGCCTCGGCGCTGGCTCGGCGTCTAAGGAAGTTCGATGCAAGAGGATCTGCGGCAACAGGTGCTGTCCCGACTAGAGCGGGATTACGGACTCAAGCACCGGAGAGATACGCCGTACATGCGCGGCGGTAAGTGTCCGTCGTGCAGCAAGAAAGAGCTGTACACCAACTATCAAAGACCTTGGGTGGTGAAGTGCGGCCGGCAATCCAAGTGCGGCCGCGAACTGCACGTCAAGGATCTGTACGACGATCTGTTCGACGACTGGTCCAAGCGCTTCCAGCCAACGCCTGCGGCTCCCAATGCTGCAGCCGACGCCTACCTGCAGTTCTCGCGTGGCTTTGACCTGGCACCGCTGAAAGGCCTCTACACCCAGGACAGCCATTACGACCGCAAGATCAGCGCCGGCACCGCGACGGTGCGCTTTGCGCTGGTCAAGGGCGGCTGGTGGGAGCGCCTGATCGACCGCCCGCACCGCTTCGGCAAGCAGAAGGCGCGCTTTGCGCCAGGCAAGAGCTATGCGGGGGTGTGGTGGGCGGCGCCTGCCGCACTGACTGTGATGAAGACGGCACGCGAGGTGTGGATCGTCGAGGGCATCTTCGATGCGCTCGCGCTCCTGCAGCACGGAATGTGCGCAGTGTCGGCCATGTCCTCCAACGCATTTCCGGAAGAGTCACTGCGCGAGCTGGCAAAGGCACGCATGGCCGATCTTCCGACGCTGGTGTGGGCGCTGGACAACGAGCCGGGCGCCCGTGCGTACACGCACAAGCACATCAAGCGCGCAGCGGCGCTCGGCTTCGACTCGCGGGCCGCGCAGATCGTCCAACGCGACGGCAAAAAGACCGACTGGAACGACCTGCATCTGCGCGCCATCGCGTCCGATGATCCCAAGCAGTGGGACAACGACGTCAAGGAGGCTCGCTACCAGGGCGACCTGCTCGTGGCCCGCTCGGCGGTAGACAAAGGCCTGCTGATGTTCGAGCACGACGGCCGCAACGACTTCTGGCTGGACTACCGCTCCCGCCTGTACTGGTTCGATTTTGATACGCAGCGCTTCGACAAGTTGCGTAAGGAGAAGCTGGGCGACATCGATGCCGACGACGGCGACGGCGACGGCGACGGCGACGAGGTTGCGGCCGAGGATCTGAAGAAGATCAAGCGCGCCGCGTGCTCCGTCCAGAAGATCGCCAACTGCTACCCGGAAGCGCTGTATTTCCAGCGCCAAGAGGTCACCGACGAAAGCTGGTACTACTTCCGCGTCGATTTTCCGCACGACGGCCCCAGCGTAAAAGGCACCTTTACAGGTGGTCACGTCGCTAGCGCCTCCGAGTTCAAGAAGCGCCTGATCTCCCTGGCCGCCGGCGCCATGTTCACCGGTACCGGACACCAGCTGGACCGCCTGATCGAAGAGCAGACCGAGGCAATCAAGACGGTCGACGCGATCGACTTCGTGGGCTACAGCAAGGAACACCGCGCCTACCTGCTCGGCGATATGGCCGTGCGCGACGGCGAGCTGGTGACGGCCAACGAAGAGGACTACTTCGAGTTCGACAAGCTGCGCCTGAAGACCACGCAGAAGTCCATCCGATTGGAGATCCAACGCGACGCCGAGGCGTTCCGCGTGGATTGGCTCCCGTGGCTGTGGCAGTGCTTCGGCACGCACGGCATGGTCGCCATGACGTTCTGGTTCGGCTCGTTGTTCGCCGAGCAGATCCGCGCCGGGCACAAGAGCTTTCCGTTTCTTGAAGCCACCGGTGAAGCCGGCGCTGGCAAGACCACGCTGCTGACGTTCCTGTGGAAGCTGCTGGGCCGCTCGGACTACGAGGGCTTCGACCCGGCCAAGTCGTCCAAGGCTGGGCGTGCACGCGCCATGGGCCAGGTGTCTGGCATGCCCGTCGTCCTGCTGGAAGCCGACCGCAGCGAGCCGGACAAGGCGCATTCCAAGACGTTCGAGTGGGATGAGCTGAAGGACTTCTTCGGCGGCGGCACGCTGGCAACACGCGGGGTGCGCAACGGCGGCAACGAGACCTACGAGCCGCCGTTTCGCGGCACGATCGTGATCACCCAGAACGCTGCGGTGGATGCCAGCGAAGCGATCCTCACGCGCATCGTGAAGCTGCACTTCAAACGCCCGCAGGTCACCACCGAAAGCCGCATCGCGGCCGACAATCTCAACGCGCTGCAGGTCGAAGAAGTCAGCCACTTCCTCGTGCGTGCCGTCCGCCAGGAGCGCGCCATCCTCGATCTGTTCGCCGAGCGGGTGAAGGTGTTTGAGGCCAAGCTACGCGCGCAGCAGGATCTACGCCTGGAACGCGTCATCAAGAACCACGCCCAGATGCTGGCGCTGTTCGATTGCCTGCGCCTGGTCATCACCATCCCTGACGACATGGTCGAGCAGACGCGGCTGGCGCTGTTGGACATGGCGCTGGAACGGCAGAAGGCGATCAGCGCCGACCACGCGATGGTCAATGAGTTCTGGGAGGTCTACGAATACCTCGAAGCCACCGGCCACGGTAAAGCCGTCGTCAACCACAGCCGCGACGCGCAGCGCATTGCGATCAACCTCAATCACTTCGCGGCACGGGCCGCGCAGTTCAGTCAGTCCGTGCCCGACCTCAAGGTGCTGCGTGCGCTGCTCGGAGACTCGCGCCGGCACAAGTTCATCGGCGCGAACGTGGCCGTCAATAGCGCCGTCCTCAAGGACGATCTGACCGGCGTCGGCACCACCGTGAAGTGCTGGGTGTTCGCCAAATGAGCGCGCTTTCTCATCTTGGAAATTTCAGGAAATTTTCGTTGACTTCTACCCAGCAGCAGAGCAACTATTACCGCGTCGCCGCACAATCGGCGACCGGGTTTGACAGCCCGTATAGGAGGCGCACCAGCGCCCATCGATCGATGCACGGCGCTTTTTTTATGCCCGCTGTGTCGTCGTGGGTACGTGCCAGCCAGTTCTATGGCGGGCGGTGTGCGGAGGCCTTCGGGCCTGCCGGTGACTCCTACCGGTCTGTCAACCGCGCACCGTCCGCCACCCCGTTTGACAGCGTTGTGGCGGACTCCAACAACTTAGGAGCCCGCATGTCTTACGACGCCCAAGAAGCGCCGGCAAATGCCGCGCGTCAGATCGCCCATTACTTCGGCTTGATCGCCGACACCCTCGACTGGAACCACACCGCCTGGCTCGCCCTGCAGGCGAAGCTGCAGGCCATGGGCAAAGCGCCCGAGGCGCTGACCTTGGCCGACGTCGAGGCCGCAATTTCCAGCATCAATGCCGACCTGGCCGAGGTGCGCCAGTGAGCCGCCGCGACCTGCACAAAGCGCTGCGCGTGGCTCCCGGCGTCTACCTGCTCCTGCAGATCCGGGCGACCGACGTGCTGGCCGAACTGTACGCAGATGGCCTGCATGATCGCGCGCCGGTCATGTTCGCCTGCAGCGCAATTGAAGACGCATGCGAGTTGTTCCCCGTCGACGACGGCACCGGCCTGGTCATCGGCTCGTTGCACGTGGTCATGCCGGAAGCCGAGGCCGCCGCCCTGCAGGAATGGGTCATCGAGCGCATGCCTGCATCGGAGGTGGCGTGATGGACGCCGCTCACCCGAACACGCAGCTGCCAGAGGACGCTGACTTCTCGATCAGTGAAGAAGATCAGTCCCGCCTTTGGCTCGCCTACCACGCGACCACATTGCTCGCAGCGCTGACCAACGATATCGCGATCGAGGCTGGCATCAATCACGACGGACCGGCGGCAGTGGCTGAGTACATCCGCCACGAATTGCTTGATGTCCTCAGCAGCGCGCAGCGTCTGCGTGAGCCTGATCCCAGCATTCCGCCAACCGGCGCCGACCTGATCTAACCCCACACCAGCGGGCCGGCGGGCGGTGCTGTAACACCGCCCCAAGGCCCTCCACCGACGCAACTCAGGAGAGTCGATATGCAACAGCAAACTGGAACATGTCCAGCCACGGCAGCACGTCTGTTGGCTTTGAGCACCGGACCCGGCCCGGAGGCTACCACGCCGACCGTCGTCGCCTACGACCGCAGCATGGGCGACTGCTCAGCGAGCATCACCATGCACATCACGCATGGTGCCGTTGTGGTCACCGCCACCCTGAACATGGGACCGCTACGCGAGGCTCGCCAATCCTGGGAGCGGCGTCGCGGCACGGGCACCGGCTGGAAACTCATCGACGGGCCTCGCCTGTGGACGACGGTGGAAGACCGCATCAGCACCGAGTTGGCTGCGTTCATGGACGGCCTGGACTTCCCCTTCGACCTGTCCAACATGCTGCCGCGCAGGCCGACTGCGGCGGCTGCAGCTGCGGTCGCGCAGGCCGCACGGGAGGTGGCGCATGGTTGAGTTGCTCGCTCTTGTGGTGGTCCTGGCGCCGGCGGCCGGTGGCGCGCTGGTCTACAAGCTGTGGACGACGCGCCGTCCGCGCCTGACTCAGACCGGCCTGGCGGTCGGACAGGTGCCGCAGCGCCTGCGTCGCCGCACCCGCATGGCCGTGCGGCGGGAGGCTGCTCATGGCTGAGTCCGTCATCCTTCTCGGCCCGCAGGGCAGCGCAAAATCACTTAACGCCGAGGCTCTGCGGCAGGAGCTCGGCCTGCAGGAGGTCATCGAGCTTGAGGATGTCTTGTCTACGTTCCGCGCTGATCGCCTGGAGCCGGTCGGGCAGCTGATCCTGACCTGCAACGAGCAGCAGGCCCACACCTGGTCGGTGCGCTGGGGCTTGCGCCTCATGCGTGTCGAGGAAGCACGTGCCCAGCTCGGCGCCGCATGGAGGACTCAA